TGAAAAGTTAGAAACCCACGGTAATGAGAGATTACAAAAGGGTATGACTTTCATGGTTAAATCCTTAAAAGGTTATAGAGAACTAATCCAATTCTTTAGAGAAGGTGGGTGTGACCCGTGGGGAGAGAACACCAAAGATAAAGTAATGATTCTACCTCCCGTAGAACAATATTTAATTTCAAAAGAAAAAAGACTCTTCAAAGGTTTTGAGAACTACGAAGAGGTGACCCGAATGGTATATGACTTGGAGACGACTGCTCTTGAGCCTCAGGACGGTCGTATCTTCATGATTGGAATTAAAACCAATAAAGGTTACCACAGAGTAATCGAATGTATGGATGAATCTGAAGAGAGAAACGCCATCATCGAATTCTTCAAGGTAATCAACGAACTTAAACCAAGTATCATTGGTGGTTATAACTCAGCGAACTTCGACTGGCATTGGATATTCGAAAGATGTAGAATCTTAGGTATCGACCCAAAGAAGATTTGTAAGTCGTTACACCCCGACCATTCGTTTACACGAAAAGATAGTTTGTTAAAACTTGCCAACGAGGTTGAGAACTTTACTCAAACTTCTATTTGGGGTTATAATGTAATTGATATTATCCATGCTGTTCGTAGAGCACAAGCAATCAACTCAAGTATTAAAGCCGCTGGTTTGAAATACATTACCCAATATATTAATGCTGAAGCACCTGACCGTGTATATATTGACCACACAAACATTGGTTCGTTCTACGCTAAAAAAGAAGACTTTTGGCTAAACATCCAAAATGGTAAGTACAAAAAAGTTGGTATTGATTTTAAGATTGACGAGGCATGTTCTAAACGTACAGACGTGTACATTAAAATTACAGGTGACAAGTTAGTTGAGATGTATCTTGATGATGACTTAGATGAAACCCTTAAGGTGGACCAAGAGTTCAACCAAGGTTCGTTCCTGTTGGCTGCGATGATTCCAACAACATACGAAAGGGTTTCAACCATGGGTACCGCAACATTATGGAAAATGTTAATGTTGGCTTGGTCTTACAAACACGGACTTGCAATACCTGCCAAAGAATCCAAGACAGACTTCGTAGGAGGTCTCTCTCGACTACTTAAGGTTGGTTATAGTAAGAATGTACTTAAGCTCGACTTCTCGTCTCTGTACCCTTCTATTCAACTGGTACACGATGTATTCCCTGACTGTGATGTGACAGGTGCAATGAAAGGTATGTTGAGTTACTTCCGTAACACCCGTATCAAATACAAACAACTTGCGGAAGAATTCTATGCAACTGACCGTAAGAAATCTGAATCATATGGTAACAAACAGTTACCAATTAAGATTTTCATTAACTCGATGTTTGGTGCGTTATCCGCTCCTCAGGTTTATGCTTGGGGTGACATGTACATGGGTGAACAGATTACTTGTACGGGTAGACAATACCTTCGTCAGATGATTAAGTTCTTCATGACTAAGGGTTATGTTCCGTTGGTGATGGATACGGACGGTGTGAACTTTTCGACCCCTGATGAGGCGAATGACAGAGTTTATGTTGGTCGTGGATTGAATTGGAAAGTTAAAGAGGGTAAAGAATATTACGGACCTGAAGCTGATGTTGCGGAGTACAACGATATCTTTATGAGGGGTGAGATGGCACTTGATACCGATGGGGTATGGCCGTCAACTATTAACTTAGCTCGTAAGAACTATGCGGTTATGGATGCCAAGGGTAAGATTAAACTAACAGGTAATAGTATTAAATCTAAGAAACTTCCATTATATATTGAGGCATTCTTGGATAAAGGTATCAAAATGTTATTACAAGGTGATGGTAAAGCGTTTGTGGAATATTACTACGAGTATCTTCAAACCATTTACGATAAGAAGATTCCACTAAGTAAGATTGCTCAGAGAGCTAAGGTTAAATTAAGTCTTGATGATTATAATAAAAGATTAACCACTAAGACCAAAGCTGGTAATAGTATGTCGCGGATGAGTCATATGGAACTGGCAATACAAAATAATTTAAAAGTGAATTTAGGTGATGTTATTATGTATGTTAATAATGGAACCAAGGCATCTCAGGGTGATGTTCAAAAGATGACTGTAAAACAGATTAAAGACACAAACGTATATAATACACTTACGAACCCTAAATCAAAACCAATTACGGATGGAGTAATTATTAATTGCTACATGTTGGATAAAGACATTTTAGACAACAATCCTGACTTAACAGGTGATTACAATGTACCAAGAGCTATTGCAACTTTTAATAAAAGAATAGAACCCTTAATGGTTGTCTTTAAAGATGAAGTTAGAAATAGTTTAATTGTTAATGACCCAGCGGACAGAGGTATTTTTACAACAACTCAATGTGAACTAATCAATGGACACCCATTAGATGAGGGGTCTCAAGATAGTTTAGAAGAAGTTATGACGTTATCAGACGGTGAATTATCTTATTGGGAAAAAAGAGGTCTTGATTCCAATTACATGTATGGGTTAGCCGAAGAAGGTTGGGAAAAAAAATTAGGATTGCTTCAGACCGTCTGAGGATAGGATATACCAATTGCCACCAACAAATCTAAATTCAATACAAGCATACTTATCAGCAACTATTTCATCATAGTCTTCATCGATTTTACCGATGTCTGGTTTGATTGTAAGTCTTGTCATTGATTTTACAACAACATGGTCTGTGGTTTTAGAATCTAAAGTTACTATTGATTCACTAACTCCTCTTACCACAACACAAGATTCTCCTGTTGTGGTATATTCTCTTTCGGAAACCACCGAAATTTCAGATGTTTCGATTGCAACTCCTCCGATAATTTTTCTTGAGGGTATTGTTTTTACTATTGCCATAAAATTAGATTACATAAATTTGACGAGGCATTGCTCGGAACTTCATTTGTTTATTCAAGTTCTCGGCAATCAATGCCTCTCTCTCCATTACTTTTTCAGGTCTCATTCTCGTTAACCATCCTTCAGCTCCTGTAAGTTCCTCAAGTAATTTAGATTTTTCGTCCTTAGCTTCAGTTAGTAAACTCTGATAATCCATAGTGATTTCGGAATCAGGCGTCTTCAAGTTACCACTATACTTACCTCTAACTCTTGCTAAAGTTTCTTTGCAATAGGCTGTGAACCATCTTCTTACCCACTGTTGGCCAGGTACGTTCAAGTCTGTCCAAGTTAATTCTTCGATTGGAACATCTGTAGGTAGTTTTATAATATCAGGGTTGTTCTTCAAACAATCCGCTCTGCTATCAGGTTCAACATCATAATACCAATACCAAACAGCTTTACCAACGTACTGTCCGTAACTTGACCAATTGAATCTACCACCTGGAGTATTGTATAAATGAATCATTTTTTTACCGTCAGGTAATCCTGTAATTCTATAGGTTAAAGAACCACCTAAAATCCTATTAAGGATATTTGATTCTTGTGCCCTAATCAAGTAATCGAATCCTGACATCATAAAGTAAGACCCTTGATTTCCCATTTGGGCGAATCCTGCCTCACTAGCACCAAGACCAATACCACCAAAAGGACCTGCCATACCACCTAACCCAAGATTATATGGACGGTCACTAAACCATAAAAGTTCGTTAACCTCTCTGCCTGCAGGGATTTCATATGTTTGGACATTCTTTTCAAGAATAAAATAATCTTTCTTTAAAACCCAAGGACCTTCGGTTTGAAGACCCACAATTTTAGAATACGAATAACTAAATTGTTGTTCAAAATCCATAGTTCTTGTAACTAAAGCTCTTGCAACAGACCTCTCATTCATATTTAAATTCACAAGGTTAACCCATTGAGAATCGATTAACCATTGTAAGATATACTCTTCGTAATCTCCAATCGCCAATTCCATTAATGAATCCATCATCTCGTCTTCAAGTTCAACACTTCTTAGTGGTGCACCTAACTGATGTTTAATTCTTGTATATATCCTACTTCTTTCTGGTTCAGGTAATAATGCCATATCAAATAAATATCAACAAAACGTTTATTGTATATCGTATAGTAGTGAGTCTATTGGAAAAACAAAATTACCGTTAACTATTTTTGGTTTTTTGTTAAACACAAGAACATTTCTTCCTTTTTGGAAAATCATTAAATCAGTATTGTAAATTTTAACACTAGCGGTACCCTCAAGAGTTATTTCATTTCCGTTAATAATTTTTTCTTTAAATGGTTTAATTTGGGCTGTTTTAGTTTCACCATTTTTAGTAATTTCCAAATCAATACCTTTTAATGCGTCTTTTTTACTACCTAACTCACCAATTAATTCAAATTTATAATCTTTACCTAAAAATCTTTTAAGAATTGCTAATGTGATTTCTTCTCTTCTTGAACCCGCTTTATTTTTTTCATCTAAAACTCTCATTAAATTATGAAGAGTAACACTTTCTTTATCAAAGATTCGATACTTAAAATAATTTAAAGCCGATACAAATCTATTAACTTCATTAAGTTGTTCTGTTGGAGTTTTATCTATAAACTTAATTTGTTCTTTATTTGTTGTTGCCGAGATAACCCTATTTAAATCCTTCAATAAAATACAAAACGAAGTATAGTTAGTGTTTAGTTTATTAATAACAGACCTACCAGGACTTTCAAAGTTATAAACACCAGGTAATTGATTGCCTTCAGGGTTTTCTATATAATATTCGTTAAAAACTTCTTTAATTATACTATTGATACCTCTCATATAAACAAATTTAACATTTTCATTTACATTGAATAATGTTCTATAAAATTCATTTTCTGATGATGAACACATTTCAGACTTACCCTCACTTAAGATTTGTTTAAACTTTACAGATTCTAATAATTTAGTTTCCGTTCTCATTTCGTATAACTTGGAAACAAATTCCCAGTTCACGACTTTCCAAAAGTTAACAATGTATTCGTCTCTCTTGTTTCTGTATTTTAGGTAGTAAGCGTGTTCCCAAAGGTCTAACCCTAAAATTGGAAACCCACCACCTTCAATAACGTTCATTAAAGGATTGTCTTGATTTGGAGTTGACATAATCTTTAATGTGTTCTTGGCTGTAAGTACTAACCATACCCATCCTGAACCGAATCTATCTTTGGCAACAGTGTCGAATTCTTTTTTGAAGGTGGTGAAACTTCCAAACTGTTTTGTAATTTTTTTAAGTAACTCCCCTTCTAATTTTTTAGGTTTTGGAGTTAACATGTTCCAAAATAATGCGTGGTTAAATGCACCACCTGCATTATTTCTTATTGTCTTATCAAAACGACTAATTGTTTTGATTATTTGTTCTAACTCAACATCCCCATACTTTTTCTTTGACAACGCGTCGTTTAGTTTGTCGACGTACCCTTTGTAATGTTTGTTGTAGTGGAAGTTCATTGTTTCGGGGTCAATAAACTGTTTCAGGGCTGAGTAAGAATAAGGTAATTTTTCTATACCTATTTTCTTCATTTCTGTAATCAATAACTCTTTCTCTTTGTTTACGTGGTTTTCAAGTATCTGTGTTTCGAGTTGTTGAATTTGTTTTTCTATTTTTTTCATATTTTTGGATTATCCATTTCTTATAAATAATCCACATTTCATTTAACGACGCATTTCCTGAATTCTCTTTAAAATTTCTTCGGCAGCATCGGCAGTGTTTTGATTGTCCCCCATTACTGTGGCAATCACTTGTTTTTTATTATTTAATATGTCGTAGATAATTCCTTCGATTGTATTCTCGAATATGGGGTAGTAAACTAATACATTGTTTTTTTGACCGTATCTATAAGCTCGGTCTTCCGCTTGGGCATGGTCTGATGGTAAAAATGAAAGGTCGTTCATAATAACTGCTTCAGCTGCCGTAAGAGTTATACCAACTCCAGCCGCCTTTATGTTACCGACAAGTACTTTTATCTTATCGTTTTCTTGGAAACTATCAACACTATGTTGTCTTTCAGGTTTCGACATTGAACCATTTATTTTAACCGCAGCTTTACCAAAATGTTCACAAATTTTATTAAGTGAATCTGTAAAGTTACAGAAGATAATTACTTTTTTACCCTGCTCAACAATGTTTTCCGCAAGCTCTATCGTTTGTGAAACTTTCTCATCTGCAATAACTTGACGTATCTTTGTTAACTTAGTGAATTGTACTGTAAGTGATTTAGACTCCTCGGGGTTCTTATCGTACCAATCGTAATACTCCCCCATAATTTCTTCATACATCTTAGATTTTAATCTAAGGTATACTGGTGTGATAATTTTATCAGGTAAGTCAAGTACGTTTTCTTTAAGTCTTCTTAATGTAAGACCTGCGGTACGGTCCCTTAATT